CGTTGTCTTTTTTACGCTCATTTTCCATTGCACGTAGGTCAACTTCTCTAGATTTTAGTTTTAGAAGAGGATCAGAGTCAAATTGTGATGTAATTTGCTTTTCTTCCTTCATAAATTCTTCAGTCATTTCTGCAATCAACACAGATTTTCTAGCTTCTATCTGATTTGTCATTGATTGTAGTTGTTGTTGAACTTGTGGATTCATGGCGGCCATTTGTTGCATTAACATCATCTCTTGCATTTGCTCTCTAAACTCCAGCTGTACTTGTTCTTGTGCCATTAAACTTATGTGTTCTAAAATATTTTTTTGTATAGCACCCATTATTGCAGGATTATTTCTAACCATGTTAGTTGACATAAAATTTAAGTGTGCAGTTATATGTGCTCTATGATCTTGACCTGGAAAAGCTTGAAAAGGTTTACCTGCAAGAGCATTTATGTGTTCCATACTAGGATCCATTGGTGCGTTTGGTGCGGGTGGTGGTAAAACTGCATCCACATTTTTAACACCGATCGCTTCATACATGTTTCTATAAATCTGATACATGTTATGTAAATTAGGGTTTGATGTTGCTATTTGTAATTGTGTTTGTGCAAGTGTAATTCTTTGCGACATTGAAAATATATTAGGGTCTGCAACCGGTATAACATCTATTCTATCATCAAAGTCTGCTTGTTTAATGTTCCGTGCTCCACCGACCACATCGTATGGATATTCTGGTGGTAAGTATTGAGATACAACTTTAGATAATAATTTAAACTCATCTTTCATCGCTGCGTAACATCTTTTGTGTATTGCGCTCATGACCCTTGAACCACGCTCAAGAAGTGCAATTGTAGTTCCAACAGCTGCAGCTTGATTGCTATCTCCTACTTGCATGTCAGCAATAGCAGCAAACCTTTGACCTGCGGATACAACCACACCCAATAAATTTAATAATGTCTGTGAAGGTTCTTTGTATGGTAAAGGAAAGAAAGCTTCTCTTAAATTACCACCTGGTGCATCTACATCTTTAAATTCACCAGGTTGTATTGGAGCTGCTTCATCTCTAACTCTTACACCCCTTTGTTTAAATCCTGCGGGTAAATTAGATAATGTTCCTGCATCTAATAATTGACGGAGAGCAGCTGTTGCTGTTCTGCTCAATCCGCCAATCATATGTATTAACCCAAAGCCATAAAATCCAAGTCCTGGCAGAAATTTAAAATGAACAAAATATTGAATTTTATTTTTTTTCAGATCTTCAGGTGCATAGTTCCTTCTGATAGAAAGAACTTCTCGACTACCTTCTTCCACAGTAACGATATAAGGTAATTTTATTCCTGTTGGTTCTCCACTTGAGTCAACATCTTCGAAACCTTCTAGGTCTAAATTTACATGACATTCTAGTAAAGTATATATTGTTTCTTGCTTACCAGATTTTTTAGTGCCATCTAATTCTTTTTCTTTTTTCTCTACTGAGTTTTGTTCAACACTACTTGGTGGTGCTAATTCTATATCTCTGTAAAAACCAGACACTTGTTGTTTTCTTAATTCATTCTCTGACATTTTAACAACATGAATTACAGCTTCAGCATCTTCTATTGAAGTTGCAGTATATGGCACAACTAATTCATCTGCGGGTACAAACTTAGATACAACTCTTCCTAATGGTACATCATAATAAACTTTTTTAAATGTAGAACCTGCAAGCGGTAAATGAAACAACATAGAATCAAATTCTTCCTCGTACTCTTTCATTTGATCCATGATTAAATAATTCATGTAATCTTTAACACGTTGCGCTTGTAATTCTGTTTGTGGATTTTTAATACCTATGATCTGCGTTCTTACAGGTCCGTCACTTGGTAATAATTCTTTGTATGCTTGTGCTTGAAACTGTGTAACTGCTTCTGCTAACACTGGGTGTGTTGCACCACTTGCACCTTGAAAGGGTTCAGTTCTATTTTCATATTTAAAACCTAATAAGTCTAGACCTTGTGTATAAGATTGTTCCCAATCTTTTCTTGATGATTTGTAATCCATGTAATTATTAACCATGTCACCACCGATTGGTTCTAAAATATCTTCAGGTAATATGTCTGCTAAATTATCAAAATGATTTTCTGTTCCAGGTATGTTAATTGAACCTGGTTCAAAGTCTAATGTTACACCACCATCATCTTCAGGTATAACTTCTACCGGTGGTTTTTGTTCTACAACTTCTTCAACATTAACTTCTTCAGACGGTATCTCTACCTTTGATCTGACTTCGTTGGGAAGCGACTTGTCTATTTCTGCCATTTAATTTCTCCAGTTTAAAGGTTTTAACTTGTTTTAGGGGAACATTCAACCCTTGAGGGTTAGGTCCTCGTAAAGGTGGTACTGTGGTTGTTAATTTTTTAATCATTACTCACCTAACATTGTAGCCAATCCACCTTTAGCAAATTTTAATTTAATACCTGCTCCAGCTGTTTTCTCTCCACTAAAAGGATCTATTTCCCCCCCTATTGTATAAAATAAATTTTTATTAGTGTCTCCTACCGTTTTTTCAAAACCTATTTTTCCGCTTCTATCTTCAGACAGTAAATCACTTCCTTTTGCATAAAAACCACCTTTATTTAAAGCAACATTTAAATTGGGTTTTGAGCCCCCTTCTAAAATTTCTTTAGAAAGAATAGCACTTAATATTCCATCATCATAACTCAAACTAGGAGTTAAATCAGAACTTCTATAAGTTTTACCATCTATAGTGAAAGTATCTGCATCTCCTCTTATACCTGCTTTAAAATTTTTAGGTAAGTTAAATTCTTTTTTTAGGGCTAAATTAGTTTTTCTAAAGTCATCACTATCAAGTATAGATCCCATTAATTCATTATTAAGATTAAAACCTAATTCAGAACTTAATAGTTTACTATTCTTAGTATCAGCTTTACCAGTTAAATTTAAATTACCAATATTTAAAGCAGCATCTGTTTGTAAAATACCTTTTTCAAGACTAGGACTAGTGAAAGTAAAATTACCTATATTAAATACACCTGATGTTTCTGATTGATCTCCTTGAGTATTGATAGTTCTTACTAAACTTAAACCCTCTATTGGGGAAATTTCTAATTCTCCTATTGCTTTATCTATTGTTTCTTTGGCTAATTTTTTATCAACAAAACCCTCTTCGTTAATAAATTTTTTATCAGGATATTTTAAATTTAATTCAATAAGTTTATTAGAAAATAAATTTTTTTGTTTATTTTTAATTTCTCTAAAAGTGTTAAAATCCATATTTCTAAAAAAAGGATTATCTGACTCTGATTTTATTTTTTTAAACTCTTCAACCGTTTTAAACATCTCTGCTTCTTTATCTATTTTCTTAGGTTGATTTTGTAAAATTTTTTCTAATACGCCACTTTTAACTTTTTCAAGAGGATTATCTTTATTAACAAGACCTGCTTTGTTATAAGCTGCACGTATAATTCCACCTTCAGATCTACCTAATCTCATTTCCTCTAGTATCAAAAGAATATTAGATAATTCTGACATATTGGGATCATAGTCTTCACGAAACCTTTTGTTAAATTCTGCTTTTTTAGTTTTACTAAAATTTTTTGAATATTTGTCAGATAAATATGACATTAATAATAATTCCTTTTAGGTCTTGGTTCTTTTTGATCTACATAATCTTCAGGGTGGTCAATCAATCCACCTTGTCTAAAACGCATAATCGCTTGTGTTGTACTATCAACCAAGTCATCATGATCGCCATATGGAAATGCTGCACATTCTTCTATGACCTCCTCGGCAAACTTTTGCTCTGGAGCCCATATCATACCACTTTCAAATAAAGGTGCAACTGCATTTACACGAGCGTGCTTATCATTTCCTTTAGAGGGACTGAAGTTCACAACAGGTATATCCATCTTTCTTAGTTCATAGGTTAAAGGCAATCCACTAGCTTTTGCCTCAACAATTACCGTTTCAGGTTTCCAATACTCGTATTGTTCAAGAGCCAAGCGCCTTAGTTCAGGAAACTCGTATCGTCCTTTAATGGCATCTAGTAATATTAAATTAGCCCCTTCATCCTCCGATGGATAAAATACTCCCCATGTAGTTATAGCACTGTAGTCAGCTGTTTCTTTTTTAAGAAAGGCTGTATCGTAAGATTGTATAACGTGTTGTAGCTGTGGAATATTTTCATCCCTATAAGTTCTCCACCATTCTCGTTTTAATATTGCACCCTCTTCAGCTGTTGGGTTTTGCATCCACTGTGCGTTCCATTTAGCAACAGGCAGTGTTGCTTTTACTTTCTCAAGTTCGTCTTGCTTCCAATATTCAGGCCACACTGGTCCATATTCCATGATTGCTGGAAACTCGACTACGTGCCATTGATCAGCTTTAGCCTCTGTTTGATTTTTAACAAGCATACCAGTTAGGTCTTTTGTGCTCCATCTAGTCATAACTAAAACTATTTTACCACCAGGCTGCATCCTTTGTCGTGGGCCAGAGGTATACCATTCATAGGCTCCCTCTAGTGCGACCTTGGACATTGCATCTTGTTCGGAGTGTGGGTCGTCAATAATTAATAAATCCGCACCACGTCCAGTAATCGCACCACCAACACCAGCTGCAAAGTATTCACCACCATCTGATGTCTCCCAACGTCCTGCTGCTTTACTATCTTCTTGTAATCTTGTTTTAAAAATTTTTGAATAGTCTTCACTGTCGATTAGGTTCTTTGCTTTTCTACCAAACCTAATTGCTAATTCTCCTGTGTGCGTTGCTTGAATGATCTTGAGCTTTGGATCACGGCCCACCATCCAAGCAGGAAGTAAGTATGAGGCAAACTCCGACTTGGTATGTCTTGGGGGCATGTTAATAATTAGACGGTTTATTTCACCCGTAGCTAATTTATTAAATTTGTCAGCAATGTGTCTGTGATGCGAGCCTTCTATAAAATCTGGCCAAACACATTTGACAAAAGATAAGAAATCATTCTTAGCCTTATTCTGTATCTTTTTTTCAGCATGTAATACTTGAAGTTGTCTAAAGGTTTTTCGGACATCTGCAGGTAGTTTACTTATGTCTACATTATCTAAATTCATTTAAAATTTTGCAAAATTTTTTTTCAAACCAATTAAATTTTTTAAAAAATTTTTTAGGGTTACTATACCTAATGAAAATGATTTTACCAACTATAACAGTCTAAGTCTTAGTAAACGTGCACAGTATAAGTAACTTTTTTGTAAAAAAAGGGGGGTCGGTGTTGTTTGTTTTTTGGTTTTTGGCTTTGGCTTAGGATCCATTAACCACGGATCTTTGGCCATTGTCATTAAATTATTACTAACGATAATTAATCACTATCAATAGTAATGTCCGATAACTATTAATTATCGGAACAGTTACAACGAACAAAGAACCTTTTTAATATCTTCGTAACCTTGAGCCAATGCCCTTGATTTATAACCCACGTTTAAAAGTTCATGGATCTTTGACCCCTCAAAAAGTTTTAAGGATCTCGAACCTTGCCCCTTAACACAGATAAAATTATTTTTAGGGTGTTTAAAATGGTAAGCAATTTGATGAGGTGAAAACGTAATCTTGTTACCTCTAGCGACTTTTAATTCTACTG